AGGAGCACAAAGCCAATAAGTATGATGAGGGTTGGCCAGGTTGTCAGTTATGACTTGTCCAAAAACAAAATTCTGAAACGTCGGATCAAAAACAGCCAGATCATCCATAATCGAAGAAAAAGCCCCTCTTTTTCTATTTCCTTCGATCGGACTAGACCCAATTGGAATCATTTCAGACCCAGTAAAAAGATAAACATTATCCGAGGCGACATAAATAATTCCAACGTCACCAAAAGAAGATACCGTTCTCGGAAACTTGACTCCTTTTCCAAGAGCTGCAAAAGGAACAAAGTTAAAAGGTTTCAACCCAGACCCAGTAGGAAGAATCTGAGTAAAACCATCAGCCTGCATCGCCCAGCCTTGCTGGTTAATCTTTGCAAGACCTCGAATAGGGCCGAAAGAATTCAGCAAGTTCACACTTCCCGAATCAAGAGTTATCCAATTTGTAGGATCACTCGACGCGGACCATTTAAGCCCTTGAGTCTTACGAGTTCCGTCATCGTAATTGCCGGCGATTAAATAAGTCGCAAGTTCAAGAAGTGTGAAACATTTTGGAGCGTTTGCGTTTACAGGAGTTGTAATTCCTGCCGCAAGCCCGTCCCAGGCACAAATCTTTTCGGTGTTGTTCGAGAAAAGCAACAAATTATTGCAGACTGACCAGCAACTAGAACCTCCATTATAATTATTGTTTAACTCAGCAAAAACGTCGCCGGCTTTAGTATACTTTATGACTTTGGGAGAACTAAAAACCACAAAATGTCTGTCTCCAACCGAGTCATAAAAATCCGCCACAGGTCCACTTAAAGTAGTTCCGGGAAAAACAGGATAATTCGTTCCTTTTGGACGCGGGACAAGAGAATTAAAAACCGGAATGTAATTCGTCAAACTCTTAAAACCCTGGTTCGAAGTCAATATATCATTTGACTCGGATTGAACACCACCAGGAATTATATAATCCCAAGGCAGTTCTTCCCTCGTAGATATTGTCGGGCTGCCGAAAGCGTCTTGATTAGCTGGCATAAGTGTAATTACTTCGGGTCCCATTCCACGTGCAAATGCTCATTTGATAAACCCAAAGATTCCAAAACTACATCAAAATCCGATCCAAGCGCCCCACGCAAACGATTTACAAAGCGGTCTTTTGAATCCGCGGCCCAGTCATGTACTCTAAAGTCTAAAGCTTCACCAGAATAATGCTTCGACCCGTTCATATGATTGCTGTCGTTTGCGGAAGTGATAATTAAATCTCTTTCCATCTCATCTACGAGACTGGACGCCACAACGAGTACTACTGCCATCTGCGGAACCAGCCCAACCAGTTTCACTCCGCTTTTAAGTGCGATCATTTAACTTGCCTCGATTCGACCAGCCTAAGCCGAGAATCAAACTGTTGTATCGTAGTTCTTAAATCTGTTAGAGTTGTGTTAATGATTATGACTGTTGCCTGAAGTTCATAAAAAGCCTTCATACCTCCAGTAAGTACAATCAACATCAGAATGATGTTTAACATCCCTGATGCCGTTCCTACAAACTGGTGAACTGTTACATGTCGCCGTTCTTCAGGATTCATGGAATGTCCTCAAAATTCGGCTCTTTGCGTAGCAAATCTGTGATTGGTTGACCTTCGGTCGATCCCGACACGACATCCGATAGATACTCACCAATCTGTGCCTCACGGTCGCCAGGAACAGACATAAATGTAGGATCAAGACATTGAGGTTGACACAGAAGCAATCCATTTTGCATCGTCAACTCGTTCATCTTGTACGGTCTTCCACATCTGTCACATCTGTCCCATGGTATTCCTTGCCAACCACTATGATTCTGTTGTGGCATCTTGACTCCTTGTGGGGGGCCGAAGCCCCCCACTTTGAGCACAGCTTACGACGGAAACGAACCAAACGTCCCGATCCAGTTCGACGCGCCATCGGCGGTACGCATATAAGCAAGCGCGTTGATATCCCGCGTCTTGTAATCGTCCGCGAAATCTTCGTCGAGTTCCTGACGGGTGAAGTGTTTGATCTGATGCCCATCCTTATCCGCGACCAGGAACCAAGCCTTCTTCGAAGTGAAGTAGCTTGAAACCATGAAATCGAAGTCTTCTCCAAGAATCGAATTGACTTCGTTGTTCGCGGTATATGGACGGAAAGCGGAGCCGAGGATTTCTCGGGCAACCCACTTTTCTTCCGGCGGAATCAGCAAGTGACGTGGCCTGACAGCCACAGGAAGCCCTCGTGCATCGGGCATACGATCGAAAGTCCGCACCGCATATTGAAGCGCGGAAATCGAAAGTGAAAGCTGTGCCGTCACCGGCGTGTTGGGATAGGTTCCCGCGGACGCGATGAGGTCGCTGATTCCAGGGGCGATGCTTGTCGCATCAGGCCCGCCCAACAGCGGGTGAGCCGTGTTGAAGAGTGAAAGACCATCGGTGGTTGTTACCGCGGTCGTGTTACCAAGGTTGAACACGTTCCAGAAGTTCATTTCCTTGGTGAAATGCCCGCTGCGAGCCAGACACTTCGGAACCTTCATAATGAGACCAATCTGATCGTCGTCGAAAAGCTCAAACGAGCACCCGACGCCGAGAGCGTAGGTCAGCATCAAATAACGCTTGGTTCCGCCCTGAATGGCATCGTCGAAGACGACCGAAACTGATTCGTTCTTCAACGGCATTGGGCCAAGCCCTGCGAATTCGACTTCGTCCTCATAAGCCTGCCCGGAAGTCTCCATGTTGGCGACTTTGTCGAACTGGCTTTCCCGTTGCTTCAGGTCGAGGAACTGAACGAATTCGTGGTGGAGACCTTTTACCAAGGTCTGCGCGTAGTTTCCACGATACATCATATAGTCATTCCTCCTATGCCTGAAGCATCATCACGTAGGATTGGAACTGGAAAAACACCCCACGCAGAGTAGAACCTTGGTCAGTTGGATCGAGTCCGACAATTCGCACGGCGGTATTTGTACCGTCCGTGGCCTTTGACAGATCAATGTACCAGTGACCATCGGTATCTTTGGTTAATCCGTAAGCATTACCAACATTCGCCTGAGCTACAGCGGTGCCGGTTTGGCCATAGTAAACATTGTTGAGGTTCGCAATCTGAACCATCGTCTTACCATCATTCGGCGGCGCTCCCCGAGGGATAAACACGGCCGAAGCCTGATAAGGCACGACGTTCGAAATCGCACCAGGTTGCTTAGCAACCCCAGCGGTAGTTAAATCCGCCCCAAAATCAGCCGAGACGCCCGCAATTCCATTGGCATACGTTGTGCCATCCCACTCCTCCACAGAACCAGTAGCATCGTCGATTTGTACTATGGTTCCGCGAAGGAATGTCTGCGCAGCGTTCTCGATGATTCGGTTGACGTTAGGCGAATTTCCGCTCAAGGTTCTAACAACCTTAATTTCCGCGGATACTCCCGTCACAGAAGCCACAGTGACACTCCTTTCGGTTAAAAACTAATCTGCCAACCCTTTTTCTTTCATTTCATCCGCGGTTGGCGAGTACGGATGAATTTTTCCTCCAGAGCGAGCAGCAGCAGATTTGAACTCCTGATCGCCCTCAAGAATCTTTTTGACTGCCGCAGGCCGCGTCGCTTGAAGCGACCTAAGCGCAATATGGCGCAACGCGCCTTGGTGAGCAGCTTTGTCAATCTTCATCAAAACAAGATCACCGTAGATAAAGCCCCCGTCTTTAGAGTTAAGTCCAGGGACTTCTGCGTCTGCCGGCGTTGCTTTGCGAAAGCCTTCATATTCGTGTTCAGTTACTTTTTGACCATCGCCAAAGCTCCGGTTGACCCACTGAAACGCAAGGTTAGGATTCTTTGACTTAATACGAGTAATGTCGGCAACCTGCAATGGACGCGCGACAATTGTATTGTCAGTCAAGAAATCCGCATTAAGCGGAGCTTCTTCGACCGGAGGAACCAGCGAAGCCGACGTAAGTGTCGGTGACACTGTCGTTTTTGCCGCAGGAACCGGGGGAGGAGTTGGGGTTACCATTTTAGGCACCTACCTTTTCAAAGTGCATTTTAGTTCGAACGTTCTTGAGAAATGCCGCACGCTGTTCGGGAGTGTAATGAAGCTTGTTACAAAGTGCTTCTTCCTCTGCCGTCAGGTGATCCGCTGGATCAGGCTCCGCTGCGCGATTTCCGCCGCCCCCTTCAAAGCCTGAAGGCGCAGCCTTTGCTTTTTGC